TCCGTAACCAGCGAACTGGGTACGATTGGAACTGCCATAGCTGTCGAGCTTGGAGTCGACGCGGTTCTTGGCATTGGCAGCCAAAGCTTCAGCAGCCAGCGTCGCCTTCTTGGCAGCGCCATTCTTGATCAGGCGAGTGATCACGTAAGCAGCGAACAGAGCGAACACCAGGACAAAGAAGCCCCAGACGAACGGATGGGAACCTTCACCTGGATGCGACACAGAGTAGTCGTTGTCCGTCTTGACCATGACGGTTGCATCGGTCACTGCCAACTTGGCGCGCAGTTCGTTGTAGGAGTTCTGGTTGCCGACGAAGGTGTGCAGCGGATCGAGCTGATCGGCACGATGCAGAGCCGTCGAAGCTTCCTGCAGATTGCCGAGATGCACATCGCTCTGGGCCAGATAGTACCAGGACTTGGCATCGTTCGGATGGTCCTTGGTCAGGGAGAGCGCCAGATCACGAGCCTTGTCCCACTGCTCCGCACTCGCGGCGTTGGTCACATCATTGTAGGTGACGTACATGGTTGTTCCTGAGTTGGTTGATGGAGTTTGATGAAACAAAAAGGTTCAACGAGGCTTCATTATGCCTGAGTCAGCTTACAAAGATTCCGTATACACGTCAATCATCTTCGCACGAAGTTTCTTGAGGAACAAGATGAAGTCATCGATTTCTGTTACAGTGATGGCTTCGATTTTGCCAGCCCAACTGTATTCACCATCGATCTTGACATCAGCCACCGTAAATTCGTCAGATCGAATGATTGCTGCGTATCTGATTTTCTTAGCATCACACTGCTTTGTTTCAACGAACGTTGTTCTCGTCATTCGCTTCCACCACATAAGCAATCGCCGCATTGTTTACCAACACGTGGGCTAATCCAAGTGTATCTGATGCTCCAGTCTCACGAAGGATCTCAATGAGTTGATACAACTTCCAATTGGGTTCGATGTAACAACCTTGCGCCAACATCTGCAATTCTTTACACAGATCAACGAGATTGCTGACAGCGTATTCAATTGCACGATCCATTATTTCTGTTATTTCTTTGATGGACATTAGATGGTTGCCTTCTTGCCACATGCGTAACAATCGTACGGACCGTTGCCTTCTGTGTCAAACACGCCATTCGGTTCGCATGTATTACAACGTTTGATTGTATAGAGAGGTTCTACAACAACCGTCCGAGGAACTGTATATCCATGCTCGTCTGCTTCTCTCGAAAACCCGATAACAGTAGTTCCATTTGGATGAGTAGCGATGTGTCGATAACCAACAATATGATGGCCCCAAACAACAGCACGGCGGAGTTGGTTGTATGCTTCCGAAGCCATGTCCTGCATGTCGTTCTTCGACAATTTTCCGCCATCAGCGATCTGTGCCATATTTTGCCAAACAATATCTGGCACTACCAAAAGTTGCATCTGGCGATCTCGAGAAATGCATTCGAGAGCTGCGCGCATATGACGTTTGCACAGCTCATAATCTTCTGGTGAAACATTGTCCATGGTTTCGCCAATGGCTGCTGCACCAAAAGTCAGTGCGCGATCAACATCAGCTTCTGTCACTTTCATCTTCTTGTTCCTTGATCACTGGTGTGATACCAAATGCCTTGTAGATTCGCAGCATTTGCTCACGAACGGATTCTTTCTGCACCGGAGCTTCAGGTGCACCTCTCCAAAAGTTGAGTGGAGAGCCGTAGTCATAGTCCATGTTGGACTCCTTTGAACAGAGTTCCACGTTTGGCGCGAACTCTCAATGCTGTTTCTCGCAGAGTGATTTCGATGGCGCCAAGTTCAACAGCCTTGGCTCGCTTCGTCAGACAGATGTCGTAGTGCTCGCGAGGTTCGCCTGGATATTGGATCCACTTCCGAGCAACACCAATTTGGTCAGCCATCACATCCAACTCTTCACGAGTGTCTGCTGTCATATGGCACATGATCAATCGACCATATGGTGCCCGCATGTCATCTACGTACACTGCCATTGGCCAACTCCTTCTCAACTTCGATCAGCAAATGAGCACGATTGATACCAGCACGCCAGGAAGTGATAGCACTAGCCTTGACACCATATTCCAAAGCGAGAGCAGCCGTCGTTTCGCCGGTCAAACTCTTGCGAAGGATTTCTTTGACGGTTGCATCAGAAACAGCACGAGGTTTGGCTTTGCTGGCCTTCTCCTTCTTGACAATTTTTGTCGGAGGAAGGCTCTTAGCCATCTTGTACAAGGTCGCGTTGAACAACCCTTGACCATTTCGTTCGATCTGGAAAGCGCGCATGTTGATTCGTCTATATTAAGCGGACAGTCCTGATTATACTCATGGCGAAACCAAAGTCATACATACGTTGACTCATATGGAGAACAACAATGAACATTAGCGACACTGGTTTGTCTCTCATCAAGCAATTTGAGAGCTTTCGAGCAGATGCCTATCTTGATGCAGTTGGTATTCCAACCATCGGATATGGAACAACACGCATCAATGGTCAACCAGTCAAGCTTGGAATGACATGCACGGAAGCACAGGCAACACAATACATGCGTTCGGATCTTCAAGGATTTGAAGATTCTATTCAAGACAAGGTCAATGTTCCGTTGACGCAGAATCAATTTGATGCTCTGTGCAGCCTAGTATATAACATTGGTGTTGGCAATTTTGCCAAATCCAGTCTGTTGATCGCGTTAAACCAAAACTCATATCGAATCGCTCAGGCTCGCTTTCTTCTTTGGAACAAGGCTGGTGGAAAGGTTCTCAAGGGATTGGTGCGTAGACGTCTTGCAGAAGCTGAACTGTTTGGACCTCTATCTCAAAAGGAACTGATTGATTCGTTCCACGTCGAGATTTGATGTTGAAGGAGCCGAAAGGCTCCTTCATTGTTTATAGATTGGCCAGAAGAGCTTCCCATTCAAGCTTTCTATTGTCCCAAGAATACATGAAGTCAGCGTATGTCTTTTGGAAATTCAGATATTCTTTGCCAATCGTGCCGTTGTTTTTATGTGCATTGATAACACCATCCAATACACCATAGAAAAGTTGGGCATGCAATTGATTGCTTTGTTGCCACTGATACATGTGAGCGAAACCAGCAGTCGTCTCTGGCAAAGCAGCAAGGTTCGGACACACGATGCTACACCCAGCACTCATGGCTTCAATAGCGCAGATGCATGAAGTCTCCTGCCAAATCGATGGATAGGCGAAGATGTGTGCTTCTGCGAGAGCCTTGCGAACTACTTCGTTGGGTTGGCTACCATGATAATTGATCTTAGGATGAGCCTTGCAACGTTCAAACAGTTCTTGATACTGCGCATCACGTTCCTTCCAGCCATACAACTCGAAGCTGCTGAACACATCCAATTCGATGTCATCATGAACTTGACATAGTGCTTCGAACACTGGAACAAGAATCTCCAAACCCCGATGAGGCGTTGGATGATAGATCAGTTTGATCTTATCCTTTGGTTTGTTGATCATCTCATACGGAATCGGATTGATCGCATTCTTGATGACAAGGCTTTCTGCGTAAGAAACGCCAAGCACTTGCATGTATTGCTGCATCTGCCAGTTGCTGACAAACACGAGCTTATCAAAGTTCGCGCGGCGTTCTGGAATCTTCAGATGCTGAGACTCTGGATCCCATGGAAGGTCATGAAGCCAAAGCACATGCTTCTTGTTTGGTTCCAATTCACGGACGCGTGAACGGATGACTTGCACATTCTCTAGCAGGGATGGATCGATGTGTTCTGCAAGCCACTTGCCTTGCAATTCGGTCCCGCCCATCGCGTTCTTGTCCAGTTCATTCTGACCAGTAGAACGGCTGTCAACTATTTCAATTCGCATCTTCACTCCAAGAGAACCCACAGATGCCACAAGTGCAGAATCGTGTGTAGTAAGCCTTGTCATCCCATTCACTATTGGATCGTGAAGTGGACGAGTTCAGTGCTTCTACAGGATGAGAACACTTCTTTTGAAGGTCAATGACTTTCTTCTGAGCCTCTTCGATGACCTTGCGAAGATCCATGATATCACTATGCAGACTCATTCCATCAATGCCTGTGGTCCATGATTGGCAACGACTTCCTTCAGGATTCCGACTTTGGTGCGGAGTTCGTTGAAGCCACCGATCGATTCACCCATGATGAAGATTTGTGGAAACTCTCGAGCTTGCGGAACCTTTTCCAACAGCTCTTCGCGTGTGAAATGTTCACCGAGAGTCTTGTAGGTGTACGGAATTCCGTTGTTGTCGAGAAGCTGCTTAGCAGCAGTGCACATAGCACAGTTGGGCTTGCCATAAATTTCAATCATCAAGTTGCTCCTATAATCATTGCTCGGTCACCACGAAGATCATGGAGAACCTCAGCCATTTTTTCTTGATCAATCGCATCGGGCATCTTGATGATGTTGATGTTCTTGATGGTTTTGAAGAACTCAAGTTCCTTGGACATGCTATGTGGATTCTGCTCAAACGAAGGAGCAGTCAGTGGGCAATGCCAGGAACCAATTTGGTGGAATTTGGGGATGCGAGAATCGGCTCTCGGTTCATAAGCATACTGGAGTTCGTGCTCAAAGAAATCAAATCCGATGAGATTGAGTGAACCTTGAGACTGGATGATGCGATCGAAGAAATGCACTGCTTGTGCACCCTGGCTCAATCGAAGATCACGACTCACCACTCCATGAATTTCCTTGGCAACATCCAATGAATACTGGAGATCACCAGCAAGGCAGAAATCGCGATAGACCTGCAAGCTACCATCGAACAAGCACTTGTTGGAAAGAAGGCTTCCTTCCTCTTCTTTGTACATGTTGATTTGACTCAATGTCATGACGCGAAACTTACTGCTTACAAAGTTCTTCCATACACCAGCTCTGGCTGTTCCAAAGAACCAAATGTCTTTCTTTGACCCCAGATAATCCTTGTATTTGGTGTACGGAACGCCTTTGCCAAATCGCAACACAACATCGTATGAATCGATCAACTCACCATGTGTCGGATCACTGAAGAGTGTAGCAGCGTTTCCAACAAGCAGAACTTTCTTGCCAGCAACGTAATCACGGACCTGTTCAATGTAGATTTTGTTCAAAAGATGGTTGTACATTACTTCAACATCGCCTTGTCTCGCAACGCCAACCACTCATAAGAGAATGGTTGATCGATGTATTGTCCACCAAGCCAAGGTCCGCCATCAGTGAAATGAACTGCTGCTGGATCTGGATCATCGTATCCATTGTAGCCGACAAGATGGTTGAATGATTTCGGAAGTCCACCATGCTCAACTTCCATGTATTCACAACACCACTCCATTCCATGCAACCAATGTGCGGGTGCTTCACTTACTGAAACTGGATCAAGGCGTTTACATGTCAGACGATTGCCTGGCGTGTCCATGTTGAACAACATGAGACTCGACCAGTTCTTCTTCGGATAGAACGTTTGGATTTTGCC